CCCCCGGCCCTGGAGCATATCGCCCTGGCGCTGATCAACAACGACCGGCTGGATGACGGCAAGGCCAACCCTTACAAGGGCACCGCCGAGGTCGTGGTAGATGCCAGGCTGACTTCGGATACCGCCTGGTTCCTGCTCGACACCACCAAGCCGATCAAGCCGTTTATTTTCCAGCAGCGTAAAGCTCCGGTGTTTGTCAGCCAGACAGACATGGCCTCGGATGACGTGTTCAAACGCGCCGAATTCAACTTCGGGTGTGAATCGCGCGGCGCTGCGGGGTACGGTTTCTGGCAGCTGTGTTACGGCAGCACCGGTGTCGGGTAAGCCTGGAGCCTAATGCAATAGCCAACTAACCCAGGGGCTCCCGATCGGAGCCCATGGTAGGGAGAAAAAGCCATGATTCGTATCACCGCCAAACAGGAAGGCTTTCGCCGCTGCGGCATCGCCCACAGCAAGCAGCCGACCGAATATTCCGATGACCGGTTCAACGCCGACGAACTTGAGCAGCTCGGCAATGAAGCGAACCTTGTGGTGGAAATCGTCAAGGACGACAAACGTCCCAACGTCAAAGAGGCCACAAAACTGGTTGCGGCCGCAGAGAGTCTTGAAGACCTCGACCAGCTTGCCGCCGGGGAAGACCGCAAGGGCGTGCTGGACGCGATCGACAAACGACGGGCGGAGTTGACCGAACTCCAAACCGACCTGACCGAAACCCAGGGAGAATAACCCATGGCCTACAGCCAGCTTGCCGACATCCAGGAGCGTATCCCCGAGGATATCCTGCTGCAGTTGACCGACGATGACGACACCGGCAACGTCGACGAGGCGAAGGTCAACGCATCCATCACCCGGGCCGACAGCGAGATCGACGCCTGGTGCAGTGGCCGCTACGCCGTGCCGTTTGCCACGGTGCCGCCGATCATTGCCGAGTTGTCGGCCGATCTGGCGACCTACTATCTCTACAGCCGCCGGCAGGAGATCATCCCCGAGGCGCGCAGCGAGCGTTACCGGGCCAACCAGGCACTGCTCAAGGCGATTTCGTCCGGCCAAGTGCAACTGCCAGGCGCAGCCAGCGCCAAGACCGGCAGCACCCGCATCGAGGTAACCGGCAACGATCGGCTGTTTAGTCGCGATCGGCTCAGGGGAGGCTTTTAATGACTTATGCCGAAATAGAAGATGCCGCCCTGACCCTGCTGGCGCCGCTCAAAACCGACCAGGGCGTGCGTACCCTGGAGAGCTACGGCGGCGAGTTTTCGCCGGATTCGTTCGGCCAGGTGGCGGTCAATTATCCGGCCGTGTATGTCTGCATCCCCAGCCTCGACAGCGAACCGGCCAATCAGGATGACAAACGACGGGTGAATCTCGAAGTGTACTACGCCGCCCGCAACCTGCGCGGTGAGGCGGCCGCCCGGCGCGGCGACAGTCAAAACAGCGGCGCTTACGCCCTGGTCGAAGCGGGCCGGGTCAAGCTCAACAAGCAAGTGCTTACCGGCGCCGGGCGCATGACTCTTAAGCGCGAACGGCTGGTCGGCTACAGCAAGGTGCTGAGCCTGTGCGTGATGAAAGCCGAATTCGAACTCTCATTCAGGAGCAACTGACATGCAGAATAACACCAAGCAGACTCGTTACTACTCCGGCCAGGGCATTGTCCTGGTGGCGGAGCTTGACAGCAACAACGTGCCCCAGGGCTTTCGCAATATCGGCAACGTGCCGGATCTGAAGCTGGCCATCGAAGTGGAAGTGGAAGAGAAGAAGGAAGCCACCACCGGCCAGCGCGCCACCGTGTTGCGGCTGGAAAAAGAAAAGAAAGCTTCCTTTTCGGCGACGCTTGAGGATCTCAGCAAAGAGACGCTGGCCATGGCGCTGCGCGGCAGTGCCGCCTCTGTCACATCCGGCAGCGTGGAAGACGAGGCGATCGTGGCGCGTCTTGGCTACACCGTGCCCCTTGAGCACCCCGGGGTGAGTAATGTGGTCGTGACGGACGCCACCGGCGTCACCACCTATGAGCTGGATAAGAACTACACCATCAACGCCGAGGCGGGCTCCATCAACATCCTGACCGATGCGGCCCAGACCGCCGCCGGAGCGGCCGCCAATATTGCCGATGCGGCCGCCCTGCTGGTTGATTACGACCATGTCGCCTACGAGCAAGTCGACGCCCTGACCGCCGCCAACAAGTATTACGCGCTGCGTTTCGAGGGGCTCAACACCGCCGACAGCAACAAGGCGGTCATTGTCGAAATCTTCCGCATCAGCGCCGATCCGCTCAAGGAGTTGGCACTGATCAACGACGAAACGGCAGCCATGACGCTGGACGGTTCGATCATGGCGGATCTGACGCGCACGGTCGGCAGCCAGTTTTTCCGCGAGAAGATCGTCAGCTAAGGCGTTTTTACATCATCTTTAACGAGGATTTAAACCATGCGTAAATCGAAGATCTTCACCGTTGGTGAGCGGGAAATAACCGCCAAGGAGCTGACCGTCGAGCAGGTGACCAACATCATGGACGGGCTGCAGGCCGCGACCACCGACACGTTTGATCTGTTGTTCCCCGAGCGGTTGCCGAGTGTCGCGGTATGTCAGTCCACCGGCCTGACGGTGGAGACATTGACGAAGATGGCACCCTCCGAGTTGGATGCAATCTGGACAGCGGCGGAGGAAGTGAACCCTTTTTTCGTCGGGATGGTGGGGAGACTGTCGGCCCTGGGCGCGACCGCCCTGGACGCCGGGGATCTTTCCGCCATGATATCGAAACAGCCTGCTGCCAGTTGATGGCGGCAGGCTGTAGTCAACCATGGTGCTGGGGGTGGTCATTTTTTGAGACGGCATGCCAGGAACTGCCAAAAATCCTCAGCGGGAAAGACTGACCAAAAATGCGGCGGCGGCCACCATCAGCAAAACAAACAGTGCGACCACCAGTGCCGCCGCGACAACCGGACCGATAAACCCGAAAATCGCAGCGGCGCTTTTTTCATCGAGGGTCAGCCAGGCGGACAGGCCACCACCGATCAACACGGCCAGCACGTTGGGCCAACCCCACTTTTTTGGCAATAACTGTCTCATACTTCATTACTAACAGAAACCGGGCGCATGGCAAACGACAAAGTCAAAATCTCGATCACGGCCGACCCCGCCGACCTGAAAAAAGGCGTCAAGGTCTCGCTGCAGGAGCTGGATCGGCTCGGGGCCG